CCTGCAACGGCAACGGGTGAAGCGTAGTTAGCTGTTATATCGGTTGAGGTTCCAAGATTTTCAAGTCCTCCACCCTGGAAAATGGTTGACGATGTGTAAAATGTAATTTGAGTATTATTGTGTTTCAAAATATTTGTTCCAGAATTGTAAACAACTGTGTCTCCGTAATTCCAAGATGTAAGCGTGAAAACGTAAAACAGATTACCGATATAAGCGGCAAATTGCTGACTAGTCGTTCCACTCCACAAAAAAGAATATGAGTAATTATAGCTTGTTTCAGCAGCCGTCCAAACTAAATACTCAGAACCGTTTAGAATATATAGTTTGCCCTCAAATCCGAACATATGTACTTTGTTTGTGGCCGTTACTGCACCAAGGTTTATTTTACGCCAAACTCCATTTTGCATTGATAACGCCCACAAACGTCCATTACAAGCCGATATTATATAATCATTTGCGCCAACTCTGCCTGACCATATGCCCCGTACCGGACTGGTTCCAAACGTATTAAATATTGATACTAAGTAGAATTTCCATGTATATGTTGAGTTTTGCACTTTCCCGTCATACCAATAATTTGTTGTACCATCTGATTGATATGAATTATCAGGATATGTACCATCTGCGCCATAAACATAACCGTAATTTGTGGTGCCCTTATTTGTATATGAGTAATATTCATAGTGTCCCGGTATAATGATTGGATACCCAGTGTTTGGATCAACAGGGCCAAGATGAGGGCCAACCCAATATGAATTAACGCCATAGATAGCATCCCACTTTTCCCACCGATATGCCGTATTACCGATACCAGCAACATAAGTACAAGTACCAAGTTTATAAATAACACCGTTTGTATCTTGATAATAATAATTTGTATAACTGCCTATATTTGCAAAAGCAACAGTAACCGGAGTTCCGGTTAGTTTCATCAATCCACCATCGGCAATATCGCAAGTGGGATAACAAGTAAAAGATGCAGTTGTTGATATTGTTTCTGTTAATACTGTAGTCAGATTTGAATCAACGCTAATCGCATAGTTAAATATCAAATTAGCAACATTTTGTGTTCCGGGTCTTTTTTGTTTGTTGCCATCAATAATACGCCAATTAGTGGAAGTAGAATCTTCGCCCAACTTTAGCTTTGTTGGTTCAGTTTCGTTAACACCAAAAAATTCAGGTATGCGAAGTACGCTATCTTCAACAACATTCAGTTTAGCCATTTTCGCACTCCAAATTGTAATATCCTCTTATTTTACGAGGCTTATTAATGTTTCTTTTCTTCCAAGACTGAATTGCTTCTTGGTATTTTTCTTCGAGATAGTTCACCTTTTTATTCGCTTCCGACAATGCCAATAGTGCCGCCAAGCCAATTGACGCGACGCTGATGCACGCCGAATCGGATATAGGTACAATATCAGATAATGCAGTAAAATCTTTAACAGCAGCCATATATTTAACGACAATAATGCCCGAATATGTTTCGGGAACTAATATGTAAAATAGATTATTATTCGTTTCGGTGTACATTTTCATATCAGGGTAGCCGTCCATTTGAACATTCATTATTTGCTCTTCCGATAGGACGGAAAGCCTGACTGGCACATAATCTTCGACTGTATAATCAGCGGTGTATGTTGACATATTTACCCTTATATAGCTTGCCGTTATGCCTATTTCAAGACGCATAAGGTCAGATATAATTTTTGATACTAATGGAAGTCTTTCTACTCCATAACTTCCGGTAACATCGTCTATAAAAGGGAGCGCATGATTTATTAAAGACTGTACGTTCATATAATCAACTATCCTTTATGATCGCCTTACGCAAATCTTTTGACATTTCGCGTATTAAATCGTTTTTTTCGTTTTCTTTCGCCAGCTCAACGCTTAAGTTGTTTTCGTCTATCGCTTTGAAGGGATCGCCATTAAGATTAATCCAAAACATTTTTTTGACATGTTCGATCGTGTTTTTGTCAAGTTCTTTCCACGGCACGCTCTGGAATGGCGCATCGTTGAAAAAGATTATGTATTGCTCTGTGTCGTAATTGAAACAGATATCAAACAGTGAATCGATTGATTTTAAGACGGGGCGGATCACATCGCAATCCGCCCCGTTTCTGTCTATTCCGAATTGTCTCATGAGCCGATTGCGATAACTGTAGCGACGACAGTTGCTAAACTTGTTGCGTTCGCGACCTCAGTGCCAGCAGATGCATAGGCCTTAAGCTTTGAGTTCACGGCATCGTACTGGAAGGTGTAACCGCTTGCCGGAATAGCAAAGATAACGTCAGGCACAACCAGGCCAATGTTCGCCTTGGTCAGCGCCAGACCGCCAGTGGGATAAGACGAATCAAAGGTTACCGGAACCATGTTAATAAGTTTATTCTGCGCTTTTATGCGCGTTATTGCTCCGAAAGTAAACGCCATATATAACTCCTTTAGGGGGCTTTCGCCCCCATTTAATTAGGCTTCGGTGATATCGTCGATACGGACGTGACCATTTCTCATGGATGTGCCGAGTTCCTGATAGACATACAGGACGGCCTCGTATGCATCATAACCGCTGACGCGAGACAGGATAGCGCCGTCCTCATTCATCCAATCGAGGTCGGACAGACGGTAAATTTGCAGCTCATCTTCGTCGAGAACAAACGCTTTGCCCGCCGGTGCGTCTTTGTCGGAAATGATCGGGATTTCTCCATGGCTGCCGCCGAGATAGGACAGAGCTTTGAACCCGCCCTTGAGGTCCATTGTGTTGACGATCTGCTTCATGGAGGTCAATAGGGCTTGATAGGCGCGGCGCACACCGAACGATGTGTAGATCGCTGTTGCCATACCGGCGCTGACGGTTTCGAGCGTATCGATCGAAGTCTGGAACAGCGAGTCCGTAATCGCTCTTGGAGTGCCGCCGTTGGCGAGTACGGACGCCATCCACCACGGATATGTAGCAACTGCAAGATTCTGTAAAGCGCCTGCGCCGGGGTCCGTTATAGAGACGATACCGGACAGCCCCATGATTTCATTGTTTCTGGAGCCTGAGACATAGACGCTGAATGTTGCGCCCGTAGTGATCGCTGCGCCGGATATAACGAAAGTGGTTGCGCTAGCGATGGATGCAACCGTACGCCCGACCGCGCCGGTGCTTGTCGTGCCGTCTGCCGTTACCAGAACGTCTATAGGCATATTCACGCGTAGTTTAGCAGTGGACGCAACAACAACCGTGGTCGAAGCCGTAGTAGTGCCACAGACTGTGAGAACACCGGATGCATCGCCGTACATCTGGCGGTTAAGGGATGCTTTCATGTCGTTTGTCAGACCGCGCATTTCAGAATCGACAGCGCGAAGGAACGCACCCTCATTGCTTCTGGCAGCTTTCATTGTCGGGCCGCTGAGCTGGATTCTGCCGTACTGGTATTTCATCGGTACGATACACTCTTTATATGCCTGATTACCGGCACTCGGAAGAGCGCCGCCGTCAGCTCTGGCGCCGACGCCTTCATTTCTGCCGTAGTGCAGAGGAATGGTGAAGTTTTTACCGACAACGCTGTCATAGTTCTTCTCGATGCGAGAATAGGCGACTGATGCAGAGTTGATCTGCTCACGGATAGGCCCAAGGTACTGGTTCTTTAAGATTGCGTCAAATGTGGCCATTGTAGCTGGCATAATTTATATTTCCTTTCATTCTTTGAGTGAAGCAAGGTAGGCCTTCGAACCGGCCCTTGCCTCTTCCCATGTTTTAGCGGCAACTGGAGTAGAAACCGGAGTAGCGCCGCTTCCTTCTACCGGGCTAACGGAACGTTTTTTATTGATATAGTCCTGAATGCCTTGGTTGATTAATGCTTCTTTATCGATTTGAGTCGGGCCGGTTTTATCATAAACAAGCAGCTTTGCCGTCCCTAAATCGACGTTATGTTTCTCCGCTGTTTCGCGTATATCCTTTTCGTTCGCCTTTACGTACTCGCCCCACTTAGGATCTGAGGAAAGCGTGCCCCACTCTTTTGTTAGAGCTTCTTGCCGTTGATACTTTGAAAGCATGTTCTTTGCCTCTAAAGCGTCCGATTCGGCTTGAGTTAAACGAGAATAGAGTTCAACCGGTACGTTATTTTTCTCCGCCTCTTCTACCATGGATTTCTGAGTTAAGGCATTGTCAAGCTCTTCTTGGTTGGTGATGGGTTTCCCTTCCCACGTCATTCCGAGCCTTGCGATTGATGCGTTGACTTTTTCTGTGATAGCTTTTTCTGTTTCTGCGGTCTTTTCGGAGAGCCTTTTTGCAAAAGCTTGAGTTTCCGTAAGCGCAGGGGGCGTTTCGGGTGTCGGGGTTGCTTCGGGTGTTGGGGTGGCGATTCCCTCTGATGTGGCAACGTCCACCACATCAGTATTAGCAGCCGCACCGCTCGATAAATCATCAGGCAGCATGCGCAGAATTGGGATAAAGCGTTTTAGAATAAACATACGGGTCCTCTCTCAGTGGGCGAAATTGAGGTTTTAGCAGCCCATAAAAATACCGCCTATACAGACGGTTGGTTCGCTATTTGTGGGGTTTCCGAGGTTTCGGCGGTTGTTTGCTGTGGGACAAGCTGTTTCATAATCTCTTCCATATGCATATCGACGTGCGCATCAATCATCGCTTTTGATTTATCGTCCATTTGCGAATAGGTTTCAGACTTTCGTAATTTATTGTGTTCCTGTACGTGAACATCGTGATTATAGAAGTCTCTGACGGTGGGCGATAAATCCCCTGTTCTCCACTTGTCGTTTTCGGTTTGCGCCTGTAGGGCGTCCTGTTCGGCATCGGAGTACATTTCGTCCATGATCCCAATTTCAAGGACTTTCATGATTTTTTGCTTTTGCTTTTGGTCTGTCGGGTCGAACATGTTGTACTGAACCAATTTCAAAATAAAGTCCTGATTGGCAGCTTTGGAGGTCTGGTACATGGTGGATTCATTTATTCTCACATCAATTGAAGTAAGGTCTGCGCCCTTAAAGGTGACGACTTCAACCTTTCGATTATCCCCCGCTATCCTCACGGTTCTTTCAATGTCATATTTGTTTTGGACCATGTTGAGAAGATATCTGACGTATTTTTGTTTGCAGGAAATCCAGTTTGCGATTGTCGGGCCTAATTTGGTGTCGTCCTGCTCTTGAAGGTAGCCTATCGCGGTACCGGACGTAACCCCAGCCGGAGTTGTACCATGCGAGGTTTCGTGCTGCCCTGAAATGAATTCAATTTCGGCGTCGATATAATCAAGGTTTTTGTAAACGTCAACCCCCATCGTCGGAGGTTGAAGGTACGCTATCGTCCCTACTGGGTTATAGAATAAAACCTGACCGGGTTCGTTGGTGGGTTCTTCATCCAAGGCTCCGTTCGGTATTAAAAGAATCGGATTTCCAACAAGGTTTTTATTCTCGATGATCTGCGAACGGGATTTATTATATTCTCTCTGGGGAGGGATCAATTGCTCAGCAAGGCAGGTCGGAATCAATCTGCCAGGCACTTGGATGTGGAAGAACGGGAAAAACGGGAGAACTCTTTCCTCGCTTCCGAAGCCTATATCTTCCTCATTAACTAAAACCTGATCGCCGCAAATCGTAACCCTTCGTCCTTTTGGGTAGTCCGACGTGGGAAGTTCCCAATATTCGTGAACAACAGCCGAGTTTTCGCGGCTCTTATACTCAACCCCGTTTGAAACAGTAGAGGCCAATTTTGCCTCATAAAGATTTGTTGCGACTATCGATTCAGACTTAACGTCTTTGCCGTAAACTTTTTTTATGTAGTCTGTTGATCTTATTTTATCGTGGCATATCCAAGGAACATCTTCCCACCTTGAGCACGAAGTGTCGAATTTCAGTTCGAAAATAGAACAAACGCAAATATCGACGTCGCCCTCGTGGATAGTCCCACCCTTGCCGTCGTCTATTTCTCTGCCTTTAGACGGATTCCAGTAGGGTTTCATAAACGAAATGCCGGTCGTCAGCCCCCATAGGCAGTTTTCGCGGTCCTTGTCCTGAAGAGAGAGCGAATATTCAAGCCACTCAACGACCTTCTCCGAGATTCTTGCAGAGCGAATATCGCTATCTTCAACGGTGGCAGGATTAACGTACATGACGAACTTATTCTTCGTGAGTTTAGCGTGTTCGGTTCGTATGATGGGCTGAATTTTATTGGCCGTGTATCTGATCTGCCACGGTTCTAAGGTCGGAGTGATTAGCTTGCCCGTCGATCGATCAAGAGAAATCCACTGTTTCCCTGCAAAATATGAGATATTCAGATATGCTTGTTGTTCATAGGCGTCTTTTTTGCACTTCGAAAGCTGATCGGTTACGTATTTTACAAGCTCGTCCATTTATTCCCCTTTCGGATGGGATTTTCTATAGTGAGCAAGCAATTCGCCTTGATTTACACAAGTGAAATCGCATTGTTTGCAATGCTTTTCAGGTGCATCGGCTGATAAATTACCGAGTTTTATTTCTTCCGAATCGGTCTTTTCTTCGGGTGTCTTACCGTTTTCCACGGCAAGTACTGTGTACCCGTCAATCGAATCGAGCACCTTCGCTTCGATCGGCAAATAAGGAGCGTTTAACTTCGCGCCTATTTTCTTCTTGGCATCCTCCAGGTTCTCAGCAACAACAAATTCTTGATAGTTCCCGCAACCTCCGTAATATAGATTCATAAGTACACCGGCTTTTCATTATGCTCTTTCTTTGTTCTTGGCGCATCTGCTCTTTGCTGAGACTTGAATTCCATCAGCGAACCGGCTTGGATTCTATCGAGTAGTTTCGACCGTTCAGCATTCCATTCCTTGCGTTCCTTTGAGAAACAAATCTCACGGTATATTAAAATCCCCGCACACAATATCAGCGCAATTATCTCTACCAATTCGTAACCCTCCGTTTTTTAGTTAATCGTTCAAGATTCTTTTCTATTCGCTCCTCTAAAGAATTCATAGCATATTTTCTAGCCTGAACCTGTTTTCCGCTTCTCGGCCGTCCGGCAGTAAAATACATAATCGCCGTAACCGAGTGAGTCAATTCGTGGGGCTTGTCCGCAAAAACATTCGGGTCTTTCTCGTCGCACTGAATTGATGCAATAGAATTTATTACATTGGCACAGGTGGTAAAAAAAACAAGAGGCGCTGTCCACGCTTCTTGTTCGTCTTGATACGGCTTGAGCCACTCATGCATATTAACGCAGCCGTCAACTTTTCGGTTCGATACTTTGATAAACGGTAGTCCGGACCTTCTCATGATATCTAATATGGATTCTCCAGTCTGACTGTTCTTGTTATCTAAGTCCTCCGGGGCAAACCATTGATAAATATTTTCTTGGTTTCCATCCTCGTCCACGTTGGATTCCTTTATCAATTTAATAGCGTCCGAAACAAACAACCCCGGTTTGTGTATCTCTCTATAAACATACCCCTTATTGTGCCAGTCCAGAGCCACCCAATAACACGCCAACATGTCGCGGCCGTAATCGACCATAACGAACCTTCGCCAATCTCTCTGAATCGGGAAGGGCCTTGTAACGTGTATGTCTCTTCTGAACTCGTCAAAATAAGCGCCGCCAGGAATACCATACTCTCCGAGCCCCACTACCTTATAGCGGTCTGGGTTATACGATGTTGATTTTGGGTCGTTCAGCGCTTCGATGGCGTCGTGATCTTCCTGGGTTAAAAACTCATTATCTTTATGAGTCGTTGTGAGTCTGAACGTGTCTTTTCTGTCGTTGCCCCAGAACCTTGTTTTCGTCCAGTGAGAATTTACCCAAGGGTTATATGAAATGGTGAATTGTTTCCATAGCCCCGCTTGCTCAATATCAAGTCCCCTGATTCCTTCGCAGAGAGTGTCAAACGCCGATTCATCCACGATTTCAAAAGCTTCCTCAAACCACACCCAGCACAGAACGCCTTTGGCAACGTTTATTGAGGTCAACTTAACGGGGTCGTCAAACCCTCTGAAAAGAATTAATTGTCCTGTAGGAAGGTACCTCGCTTCGCACGGGTCAACGGTAAACCGCCACTTGTGCGCAACTTTTAATCGAACAGTGGCTTTTTGCAGTTCCGCAAAGGTCGATTGCTGATGTGTATTTGCCGTTTGACGAACCACAAGAAGATTTGCCAAAGGATAAGCCATGAGATTTTTAATATACCGAATAGAAACCGTAGTGGATTTTTTAGACGATCTGCCGCCCTTCAGCACTTGATATAAATGACGATCGTGCCAGAACTCAGCATAACCTTTTCCGACGACTTCTTGTATTTTTACTATATCGTCTGCCATGAAGTCCCCTTTTCGGATATTATGCCAACCATATTTGTGCATAGTGTCGAATTGCAAAAGTGTTTACCCCTGAAATAATTCGTATCGTACCGACACATTGCACAACACTTTTGCCTTCAATTTTCATTGCGCAATTTTGGAAATCAGGAATTTGAGTTTTCTGAAATAAATCATGAAAAGGAAAGCGCTTTGTTTTGTGTTGAGCGTAGAATGGAGGGTATATATACATCTCCGACCGCCGCGCCATGCCACCCCCCCCTACCCACACAGGTACACGAGCACGCTCTACCCGCCTTGCTCCACCCGCCTGCTCTGCCTCCTCAAAATTCAAAGGACATGCCCTATCTATCATGGATACTCAGGCACATGCACTCACGTACACCGAGCGGCCACAGGGTTACATAACTAATATATGCTGCGTTATGCTCGTCTTTTATGCATCGATCTGGCATGAATCAGCCTGAATAATGGCATCAAACCGTTGCAAGAGTAGGACACTTTAGCGTGTGTATAAAACTGAACAAAATATTTACTTTGTGCAGTGTCACTCTGTTAGGTCGTCAATAATGGTCACTCCGGTAACATTTATATCATGCTCAACCTTGTCCTTATAGCCGAGACAGTTCTTGCCGATAAATTGGGCGAACTGGCTGTTATATAAGCCCTGCAGGCCGTTAACCTTCCATATTCGCTCCTGCTTTTTCTTTGCGCGCGTATATGCGGCGGAAAACTCATTATGCA